AGGTAAAGCTGCAGCTAAAAAAGCAGCAAAGAAAAAAGGAATGAAAGTTAAGAAAGGTTACTAATGGCTAAGAAGATAAATGTTGATGGTAATTTTAAAAAAAAATTAGGAAAAACTGTCAACAAAGCTAAAAAACAAAGTAAAGTTATAGCTAAAGATGTTGCTGCTAAAAGCAAACTTGGCTATGGCAGATATGTTGCACCAACTGTAGGCTTATTTAAGTCTGCAGGTAAGTTTGCTACAAACGTAGGTAAAATAGCTTTACGTGCACCAGGAACAACCCTTCTTGCTTTACCTTTAGCATTTACTGGAGCTAAAGCTCTAGGTAAAAAATATGGTAGAGGTTATAGCTATTCATCAGTAAGACAGTTTGATAAAAAAGGTAGAAAGTTTATATAATGGAAGATAAACAAAATCATGGTGGAAAACGAGAAGGTGCTGGTAGACCTCTTGGATCTAAAACAAAGAAGCTGTGGAAATCTATGGAAGAAATGGCTGAGAAATATCAACATTCTCCTTTAGATTATCTTTTATCTGTGTTAAACAATCCTGCAAGTTCACCTGAACGTAAAATGTACGCAGCCGAGAAAGCAGCTCCATTTGTTCATGCTAGACTAGCTAGTACAACTTCTAAAATAGGTATAGATGAACCAGTCCAAATCAAAGTCCAATGGGAAAAAGACAAAGACTAAGATAATACAAGTACCTTATAAACCTAGAGAATATCAAAAAGCTGTTCATAATAATTTAAAAAGGTTTAGTGTTCTTGTTTGCCATAGACGATTTGGTAAATCAGTACTTTCAATTAACGAATTAATTAAAACAGCAGCAGACAAACCTAGAGCTTTATGTGCATTCATAGCTCCGACATATCGACAAGGTAAATCAATCGCTTGGGAATATTTAAAATTTTATACAAAACCACTAATGCAGTTTGGTGGCAGTAGGAACGAAACTGAACTAAGAATAGATTTATTCAATGGATCAAGAATACAAATTTTTGGAGCAGATAACCCAGACTCTATCAGGGGTATGGGGTTCGATGCAGTTGTATTGGACGAATATGCTATTATGGCTCCAAGAGTATGGACAGAGATTGTTAGACCTGCAGTAGCAGATAAACTAGGATGGGTTCTGTTTATTGGTACGCCAATGGGACATAATCAATTTTGGGAAGTTTATGATTTTGCACAGCGTGGTCATAAAGATTGGTATGGTAAATTATACCGAGCTTCTGAAACAAAAGTAATTCCAGAGGAGGAACTGGAACAGGCACGTTCCATTATGACACCTGAACAGTTTGAACAGGAGTTTGAATGTTCGTTTACTGCAGCAGTGAGTGGAAGTTATTATGGTCGACTGATAACCAAAGCTGATAAAGATGGGAGAATCGGCTACGTGCCTGTAGATGATAACGCAGGTGTGGAAACTTGGTGGGACTTGGGGATAGGAGATTCTACTGCAATATGGTTTGCACAAAGAATCGGAGATGAAGTTCACCTGATAGATTATTATGAAAACTCAGGAGAATCATTAGCACACTATGTTGATGTCCTAACAGAAAAAGATTATGCTTATTCTAATCATATTGCTCCACATGATATAATGGCAAGAGAATTAGGAACAGGTAAATCTAGATACGAAGTTGCACAAGAATTAGGTTTAGAATTTGAAGTAGCACCTAAGTTAGAAGTTGATCATGGAATTGAATCTGTTAGAAATACATTACAGTATTGTTGGTTCGATAGAGAAAAATGCAAACTAGGTTTAGATGCATTAAGACAATATAGAAAACAATGGGACGAAAAAAACCAAGTGTTTAAAAATAAACCTCTCCATGACTGGTGCTCACATGCAAGTGATGCCTTCAGGTATGGGTGTGTAAGTGAACCTTTAGACACAACAGAATGGGATAAACCAATTAATATAGATACAAAATACGTAGTATGAAAAAATCAAAACAAGAAATATTATCAATAGTAAGTAAAGAGATTCACAACGCATCAGGTTATATTGGTGGTGAGCTAGTTGCTAGAAGAAAAAAATCATTAGAATATTATTTAGGTATGCCTCTTGGTAATGAACAAGAAGGTAGATCACAAGTTATATCTAATGATGTAATGGATACAGTAGAGAGCTTAATGCCATCTCTAATGAAAATCTTTACATCAGGTGATAATGTATTTGAGTGTGAAGGTGTAGGACCAGAAGATGAAGAAATGGCTAGACAATGTTCTGACTATTTAAACCATATCTTTCTAAAACAAAACAATGGCTTTACAGCTTTATATTCTGCATTCAAAGATGCACTTATTCAAAAAAATGGTATTCTAAAAGTTTATTGGGATAACGCACAAAAAACTGAAAGAGAAGAATATACTAGATTAACAGAAGATGAGTTTAATGATTTAGTAGAAAACGCTGAAGTTAAAGTATCAGCTCATTCTGAATATGAAGAACCTATCTTAGATGATAGAGGAAAAGAAATAGATAAAGTTAAATTACATGATGTGGTTATTCATAGAACTAAACTATATGGTCAGGTTAGAATAGAACCTATACCACCTGAAGAATTTTTAATTGAAAGAAGATGTAAGTCAATTGATACAGCTAACTTTGTTTGTCATAGAACTAACAAAACAAAAACTGAATTAATTGAAATGGGATATGATCCTGAAGTAGTAGAAAGTTTACCAACAGGTGATCCTGATTACTTTACAGAAGATAAATTTATTAGACATCAAAACATTGATTTCTCACATGGAGAATCTGATGGTGATGAATCTACACAAGATGTTCTTATACAAGAGTGTTATATAAGAATGGATCTTGATGGTGATGGCAAAGCAGAGCTTGTAAAAGTTTGTGTTGCTGGAGATGGTAAAGAACTATTAGATGTAGAAGAAATAGACACAATGCCTTTTATATCTATGACACCAGTTATCATGCCACACAGATTTCATGGTAGATCTATTGCAGAATTAGTAGAAGATATACAATTAATTAAATCTACAGTTATGAGACAAATGTTAGATAATATGTATCTAACAAATAACAATCGTGTAGCAATACAAGATGGTCAAGTAGCTATGGACGATCTATTAACTAATCGTCCTGGAGGAATTGTAAGAACTAAACAACCACCTAGTAATGTAATGATGCCTATTACAGCTCAACCTATTACAGAACAAGCTAGTGGTATGTTAGCATACTTAGATGCAGTTAAAGAAACTAGAACTGGTGTTAGTAAAACATCACAAGGATTAAATCCTGATAGTTTAAATAATAGTACTGCAACAGGTATGAACCAAGTTTTAACTCAATCTCAAATGAGAATGGAGTTGATTGCTAGAATTTTTGCAGAAACAGGTGTAAAAGATTTAGCACTTAAAATGTTTGAGTTGGTATGCAAGTATCAACAAAAAGAAAAGATCGTAAGAATCAGAGGTAAGTATATACCAATGAGACCTTACGAATGGAAAGACAGAGTTAATGTTACTGTCAGAGTAGGATTAGGTACAGGTTCAAAAGAACAGCAACTAATCTTACTTAATGCTATTTTACAAAGACAAATGGAAGCCATTAAACTTCAACAGAATGTATATGGACCAATGGTTAATCTTAGAAATGTGTACAACTCTTTGAAAAAATTAGTTGAAAACGCAGGTCTAAGTAGTATAGAACCTTTCTTTATGGATCCAGAAGTTGGAGCAGCTCAGATGCCTCAGTTACCACCTAAACCACCAACTGAGTTTGAGAAGGTAACTCTTGCACAGGTTCAAGGTGAGAACCAAAGAGCTCAGCTAAAAGCTGAGGTAGAAACCAAACGAATCGAATCTCAGATGAGACAAGAGCTGCTTGACTTTGAATTAAGAATCAAAGAGTTAGAACTTCAATATGGATCTAAAATAGATGAACTTGAATTGAAACGAAGATCAATGTTAGAAAAATCAGATCTAGACAAGTCAGGTGATTTAATGAAAGAAATAATAAAAGGTCAAGGACAATTCTTTAATGGACAAGGAAAAACAGATCAGGGAGGGCAAGAGAGCAGAGCAGCTCCTCAACGATCCCCTGCTAAAGACAGCATTTGAAGATCTCCTAGAAATATATAAACAGGAAATCTTTAATACAAAATTCACTGAAAGTGATAAACGCACTTACCTTTGGGTAGCCTACAATCTTGTAGACAAAATCAGAGGTCATTTGCAAAGCGTCATGGCAAGTGGAAAACTAACTCAACAAGAGTTAGATAATCTAAATAAAAGAAGTTAAGCTAACGCAACTTCAAATTCGTCAACCATGAAAGGAACGATATGGCAGATGCCCAAAACATAGAAGGTGCTGCAGAAAAAATTTCAGGATTATTGAATCCAAAGGATCAACAAGAAACTGAAACTAAAGCAGAACCATCAGAGACTCCTGAGAAACAGGAAGCTGAAAGTCAACCAGAGTCTGAAGGAACTAAAGCAGAGTCTACTGAAAATGCTGAGACAACAGAAGAAACTACAACAGAATTACAAGAGGAACCAGAACTCCACCATGTTAAAGTTAATGGTCAAGAGTTAGAAGTTACCCTCGATGAGCTGAAGGCAGGTTATTCTAGAGACTCAGATTATAGACAAAAAACTCATTCTTTAGGGATGGAAAAGAGAGATCTTGAAAGTCAAAAAGAAAGTTTGCGTCAATCTTATGATACTCGACTAGCAGAGTTGAATGAACTAATTGCAACTGCTGACGCTACTGTCAGACAAAGGCAAGGAAGCGAAGATCTTCAAAAGTTATATGAAGAAGATCCTACAACTGCAGCTAAATTGGATTTCCAATTAAGGCAAGAAAATAGACAGTTGGAGGAAGTTAAAGCTAGAGCACGTGATGCTCAGGCTAAACAATACGAAGAATTTCTTGCAACACAGAAAGAATTAGCAGCTTCAAAAATACCTGAGTTTGCAGATCCAAATAAAGCAGATCAGTTTAAAATTAATATGCGTAATTCATTACGTAATTATGGTTTTAACGATCAAGAGATTGGATCACTTGCTGACCATAGATTTCTTATGGTAGCAAAGGATGCAATGAGCTATCAAGCAATAAAGGACAAAAGACCTATTGTTGCTAAA